GGAAGTGGCTGTAGTTCCATCGTAGCCACGGGTGGTGATTGTTACTGTGCTTCCGCTACGGGAAGTAGCAAGCATCTTTTCTTCGCCAGCAAGCCCTGGATCAATAACAAGGGAGAAAGTGCCAGTAGGCCAGCCAGTTGTAGCAGTTAGGGTAAGGCTAGTAGCAGAATTGGTAATGTTCGATGTGATAGTTGTAGGGGTTGCAGCACCCTGATATTCACGACGACCCATGTATTAACCTACTATCTCTCTAAGTTGGGCATAAAAAACACCACGGACTTTGCCATAAATGTCCACCGCATCGGGCAACCATTGGTAATCATACATGATTACCTGATAAACATTGTCGGCTACCTGCAACGAGACGATATTCTGATTCTGATGTAAGCCAAAAAGGAACTGAAGTTCGGCATCTGAATCCTGCGCCCAGTCTTTATCTCCAAGGGTTACGGTTGGATAGATCAAAAGAGGAACATTCCATTGAGCGCTTCTAACTGGCTTTGGGTAGGCTCTTAAAATCCAACGGGTAAGAACTGGGGTATGTGTTCCATCTGAAATCAGCTTAATAACAATTTGGAAGTTTTCGCCAGCCAATTGCCCTGCGGAAAATGGGTATGGCCCCGATACGCTTCCAGGAACATCAGAAGTTCCAATGATATTTGCATCTGAAGGAACGATATAAGCATCGTTTTTATCAGCAACAATTCCCACTTCGATACTTCCCTGCAATGGCTCATGCTTAATATCGACAAACATGGCAATTTTAGGATCTGAAATTCCATAGGCAATAACGCCACTAATAAAAGTTCCATCAGGAACTGGAACGCTTGCTTCACCAACTAGACCAAATCCATCAACAGTAAAGTAACGCTTATTGTTATAGGTAACTACAGAACGGACATTTCCCAAAACGCCAACTCTTGCACCGGCAACAGTATCAAAAGACATAAGATCCGAAGCATAAGCAGGGACAAGATTAGAAGTAAATGTGGTCAGATCCATGCGACCCAAGCCGCTTGTATAACCGTTGTAATTAGAATTTCCATACCAAACAAAATGATCTTGGGCTTCAAAACAATAAACAGGAGCATCTGTTGAAATGATTCCACCGATAGTCAAAGAACCATCTGAATTAACTGAACAGAATCGAACACCTTTATCTGAGCCAATCATTATGTAACCAAGATAAGCAGAAATAGAACGAACAATTTCCCCATCAGGGAGTTCTGCTGCGACTGTAGGTACAGCAAGAGCTGTGCCATCAGGAAGAACTGCTGTGCGGTAGATAAGGGACTTATCGCCAGCGTAACCTGCTGCATAAATTTGAGATTGACCGCCACAAATATCTACCCAAGTAAAGTTACGGGAAGAAAGATCAAGAAGGGCCGTAGGCAAAGCACCACTAGTAGTTACATTATAAAGTTTTCCACCGCCAGCAACCATAAGGCGTGATTTTGTAAAACGAACAAGGCTGGCTGTTCCAGTAGCGTAACTACTTACCGTAGTGCCACCAACAGTTCCTGAATAAATACCATTGCTGCCGTGGGCTGTATAAATAGTATTACCGTCAGTATCAATAGATACTGGATTACCAGTAGCACCTGTTGCGGTAAGCCATGTTGCCAAAGTCCCTGAAGAATACTTAATAGCGCTTCCATCAAGAAGGTAAATATAAGTACCTGCTGCAACACATTGAAGTCCAGTATTGCTACTTGCATAAACTTTAGTTGTGTCGTTAAGAAGTTTTAATTGCCAAGGAGTCCAAGGATCAATTCCAAGCCCATCATGGTAGCGACGGATCTCTGAAGTAGCTCGGTCAAGATAAGTCTGACCTTCTCCATATAGCCAAGTGTCTTGAGATCTACGCCAAAACTGCTCAGGAGAAATTGATTGCTCACCTGGAATATTAGAGTTGTCTGCTTGCTGACGAAGCAAGGGAAGAGACTCGCGCTTAAACTTTGCTCCCCATACACCAATAGAATCTTTATCCCATTGAACGCCGTAATAGTGTCCACCCAAACCAACAGGGAACGGATAGGGAACTAAATCTGAAGAAGAAGTACCGGCAAATAAAGCGGGAGATGGATCGTATAAGGGGGTATCAAATGTCTCTAGTTCAGCCATTGCTACGCCTTAAAGGTTGGGTAGAGTGCTTCTAGTCTTGCAGCTTCTGCTGAAATACGATTAGCGCGAAGTTGCTGCAATCCACGGGCAGATTGTAGAACTGCTCCTGGTGGAGTTTCACTAGCACGACGAGTATCTCCCTGACCTTCTGTAAAGTTACGCTTGATCTCTCGACCTTCCATCAAACGAATTGCAGCACCTAGTGGTGGCAGATCATAAGCAGATGGAAGCAAGCCAGTAGAAGATACATTAGCAAGGTAAGTGCTAGGCATAATAAAGTTAGAACGATAAACAACGCGAACATTGTAACCAGGATAAGCAGGTTCAAACATCTGCAATGAAAGTCCTGATGGGAACTGGGAAGCATTGGCATTACGGTTCAAGCGCCATCCTGTTGTGTGGATGCGTGGGTTATCAAGTTGCGGTCCAGGAGTTAGATACTTAACTTCATAAATAGACTGAAGGTTGTCACCAATAGAACCAAGATCATAACCGTTAAGTGTTGCGTTGTAGGTTAGATCAACCGTCTGAATTCCAAATAAACCATTAGCAGGAGATGAAAGGTCCCCAAGGTCATTTGCTAGTTGCTTCCAAATTTCATCACCAGTAAAGCGTGGAGATACACGAACAAGAGTTCCTGCTGGAACGCTAAGATCGGTAGAAGAATCTTCTCCTGCTTGAACTGTTGCTTGCTGACCGCTTACTGACCATACATAAAAAGTATTTGTGCCAATAGAAAGGCGAGCGCCTGGGCGAATACCAGCCATGTCGTACTGAAAAACAAGAAGACCACTACCTGCTGTGTAATCCTGAGCAAGTTTATTTCTGTTCTCAGCATAACCACTCATTAGGTATGAGCGAGTTTGAGCGATCCAGTCTTGTCCTGTTGTCATAGATTTACCGGTTTCGTATCAGGGGTGTAAACACTTTTGCCTGTAATAGATTCAATAGCGCTAACCGCAGTTTCAATTTTCTTTGCTTGACCAGGGAGTACCTGACCTGATTCAACTTCAAAACGAGTTTCTGCTTTTGCCTCAATATGAGCTGCACCGTCAATAGTTTTAGGTTGTAACCCCTGTTGACGCAAACGCTTATACGCTGGCATATCTTTTTCCCAACGCTTCTCACGGGCTTCAACTGCTTGAGATCCAGGGTGACGGGTAGGCATAGTTCCAACACCAAAGCCAATAGAGCGAACTGCATCTAGCGAGAATGATCCTTCATCAACAGAAAGATGCTCGTCACAAAGTTTGCAAATATAAGTTTTTTCTACGCTTCCATCTTTTAGCGTTACAAAAGTCATCTTGCGGTTCTGATGGCTACAAGTCATTACGCTCCCTTTCTCACCCGACAATGTTATCACCGTAACCTGCTTGGGTAAGGATGCGCTTTTCTTCATCATTAATGGTGTAAATATGTCCACCATAAAAAACTTTTTTAACGCCAGGAGTTACGCTGATTTGGTTGCCATCAGCATCTGTAACTGTGCGTTCAATCCACAAAGGGGGTTGAATTTCTGTTACTTCATTAAAAGTATTGATCCACACATTAATACCGCGTGGGATAGACGGCTTGAAATAAGCAAATGGGCGTTGCTGTTCTTTAGGGACATTAGGAGTAACAACAGGAACGAGAACGCGTGAAGGGGGTTCAAAGGTTGCCATTGTTACTCCTAACGATAAAGCGGGGGATGAGGCGAGAAAGGTATAAGCGCCTCACCCCCCTAACTTAATTACTGACCGATTGAAGAACCTGATTCAATGCGGTACAAAGCAGCCTGACGGAATACAGCGTATCCGACAAAGTGCTTCCAGCCAATACCTGTGAAACGACGCAATGTGTCGATAACAGGTACATCAACGATCTGAGCTTGCTCGCCATAACCGCCACCAGTTGAGAACGCCTTAGCAAGAGCCTGACGACCCATGACAAGAGTTCCGTACACATCGACTGCAGCAACTGCAAGTGTCAATGAAGTTCCTGGGTTAACACCAGTAAGACCAGCAACAGAAACTGTAAGAGTTGTTGTTGATGGAACAGTTACAACTGTGAACTGAGCATTGAAGCCAGTCTGATCTGTTGAACCTGTACCTGATGTTGTTGTAGCACCTGAGATGGTGAGAGTATCGCCAACAGAAAGACCGTGAGCAGCAGAAGTTGTAAGTGTTGCAACACCTGAAGATACAGCGATTGTTGAGATTGTGTATGACTGTGTAGCTCCATCAGAAAAGAATGGTGCGCGTGGTGTTTCCATGAACTGTACGCCCTGGAAGTTACCGATTACACCATTGTAGATACCTGAAGGATCTGAATAGACATGAGGATCTGACCAGTTAGTTCCACCAGTAGCGCCACGGAAATCGTATGAAGCATCAGGGTGGATAAGACCCTTGTACATACCATTGAATGTAGCAACATTCTGCTTGCGGAGCTTAGCAACAGCCTTACGAACATCGTTACCTGCAAGGGTATCGGTCTTAGCAAGAGTTGCGCGTGAGGTCTTTGAACCAGCATAGCCGACCTGTGTACCCTGACCAGCAGCATTACGAGCAATACCGTCTGTTGAGATACCAGCGTTCCAACCAACTACATTTGCAGCGATTGGGTTAACTTCCATGAACGCTGTAGCGCCGAGCTTAGAAGTAAGCTGAACTGCGTTACCGTATTCAAGAGGTGTAACGACAACATAAGAATCTGACATAGCAACAGGAGTTGTGTCTGAAGATTCGTTAAGTGCTGTTGTTGCTTCAGCAAGATCTGAAGCGATTGTGAACTGTACAGATACGCCACGGTTTGTAGCGTTTGTTGACTGAACCTCTACTAGAGCATCGTAATAAAGCTCTGGGCGAAGTGCGTAGTATGCAAGCATCTCATACGCGGCCTTCGAGAGATCCAGCGACGAGGTGGTTGTTAATGCCATTTATTTCTCTTTTCGCTAGAAGTAGGACAGGCTAAATTTTGAACATTTCGCCTGGTTGTTCATGCGAGATAGTGATGTTGTTTTCACGAAGAATCTTCATAATCTCAGAAGGATCCGCAGCGTTACGAATAGCATCTAGTGCTGTAGGAGAAACAACTCCTGTAGAACCTGCTGCAGCCTGTGAAACGCGATCCAACGCATCAAGATCATTCTTGACCTCAGAAGTCTGAGATGTTGCGATCAAACCGTATTCAGTTGCTGCTGCCTTAATTGCTTCTACAGAAATCTCTCCGTCGTATGCCTTGGCAAACAACTTTCCTGTTGGAGACTCAACATCTACGCCTGACTTAATTAGAGCTAGTTCGCGCTTTGCGGCTTCTGCCTCGCGTTGGGCATCTTCTGCCTGGCGCTTTGCAGCCTTGCCTTCCTTCGCTTCCTGCTCTAACTTTCGTACAAACTGACGAGAATCCCTAGCGGGTTCGTTGGTTTCTTCTGGTGAGTTATCTAGTTCTTGATCTTCAAAATCATATTCGCTCATTGCATTTTCCATTTCCGTGTCGCGCACCTACTAGGAATAGTGGTACGGCGGGGCTGATTAAAGGGGCTGGCTCGGAAGCCAAAGACCGACACCACGAAGCCATTCGCGGGGCGACCTTCATCAAGTCTCAACAGGTCTCAGGCAAACGACTTGGAGATTGCCAACAATTACTCGGACCTTCTAGACGAAAGCGTACAGAATGTCTAAGCACTAAGCAACTTAGGCTGTGGCGTTACCCTTACCAAGACCAGTAATACCTGTAGCGTTAGAAGCAACTGCCCCACCCTGATTAAACTCGTTGACACGGGCTTGCTGAAGTTTCTTAACTGCCAAAGTATCTTGAGAATTTAATCCAAATTGAGCATTGATAAGTTGCTGGTTAGTCACGCTACCAGTTGTATCCCCAGGAAGCGCTTGGGCAAACTGACCTTCTTGACCAAGGGTATTAAATCCTGCCTGTGCCTGAGCCTGATTAACACCAGCATTAGCAAGTTGTTGTGCTTGGGTGGTGCTGAGTTCGCCATTAGATGCTAGACCACCATTAAATCCAGCCTGAAGAGCTGCTCCACCGATCTGCATAGCCTTAGCCTGTTGCTGAATAACCTGTGTTGATGCTGCTGGATCCAAAGCCCAAGCAGCAAGACTTCCGGCATTAAGTCCGTAAGTATCTTGAGCATATTTAATAATGTTTGGATCCAAAGAATTTACAGAATCCTGTGCTGCTTGTAAGCGCATTTGCAAATCAGGAGCTGTGACATTGTTTGAAATCAATTTCCCAAGGTAGGCAGTTGTATCAAAAATTCCAGCAGGAATGTTGTATTGCTTAAGAAGTTCAATATCTGCTTTTTCTTTATTGATGTAATCTGCTTCAGTAATACGCTGTCCTCGAGCAGCCAAAGCAGCCATTCCTGGAAAACGATTTGCATAATCTTGGCTATTGCGAATGTCGTTAATAATTTGTGCTGCGGGAACGCCAGCCTTAAGTTGGTTATAAGCATTATTGGCAAGAGTATTTAAACCAGCCTGTGTGAGAATATCAGAAATAGAGTTAATCGCAGAAGTATCTGCTGCATTAACCTGTGATTGACCTTGAACAAGTTTGACGGATGTGCCATCAGACATTGGTTGGTAATACCAGCCATCAGATCCAAGAATGGCTTGTCCTACTGCTGTAGCAGTTGTACTTCCCGTGCCAGTACCGCCAGTACCTGAACCGCTACCAGCCCCTGCGCCACCCGCAACTACGGGATTTTTATAAAGAATTGGGTTTCCATCAGGTCCAAGAGTTTGACCATAATGTGTTCCTGCAGGAGCAGGATGCGCTTGAGCGTAAGAAGAAATAGTATTAGCAATTTTTTGATTTGTTGAAAGAGGTGCTGCTGCAACTGGGGTTGAAACAATCGGAGAAGTGTTTCTTGGATTTGTGTCAGTAACAACAGGGCTGGAATCAGGTTCTGTCAGTTTTGCGCTTTGAGTAATTGTTGGCGCATAACTGATTGCTGCAGCTTGATCTGCTGCACTTGGCGTGTATGTGGAAGTTGGGGTAGCAACGCTTCCGTCGTCAATTAAACCTCGACCTGTATAGATAGCCATATCTCTCCCTAGAATCCGAACATTTGCTTGATTTGAGAAGCAAG